GCTTTCTTATATTTTGTTATTAGTGTATGTAATTTTGGTGTTGTATTAAATTTGTTATACTCAATTAAAGCCCTATACATATCATTCATTAGTATTTCTAATGTGTTATACATAGTGCCTATTTCTACAGGTTTGTCTTTAAGTGTATTCCATTCATCTTGTTTCCATTCAGAATACAGCTTTCTTGCTCTACTACAAGCTAACATCTTCCATACCTGCCGTTCTTAGTCTAGTTATGTGACCAAGTTGCCATTGTTTTGCTTCTAGACCTTTCATTATACCTAGCCATTTATTTCTCATTAAAGCTACTTCGTTAATTAACGTTTCAAAGTCAATTACTTCATCTTCTCCATCAACATACTTTTCAGCATCTCTTGTTGACAAAGCTCTAGCATAACTTTCTAGATAATTTTTAAAATGTTTACGTCTAATTTTTCTTAATTGAATATTAAGGAAATTTAGCACAGCCTCAATTTCTTGAAGCTGGCTAAATCTTATTTCTGTTTGAGCTGGAAGTTGTTTTAAGTTGTTTTCAATATTCCCATATATCCCAGATTCTTTTCTAGCGACTAATAGTTCGCCTTCGTAGTGTTCTAAGAAATCTGGCAATACTGCTAGATTATGTGTTACTTTAGAGTACCAATTAGTTGTAATCATCGTCCCCATCATCATCATAGTCGCCGTCGTCACCTTCCTCGTAAAGAGGATCTTCCATCACGTCGTCGATCAGTTCTTCCATTAAATCGTCAGCTTCAGCTAATGCTTCTAAAGTTTCTTCTTCTATACCATTATCTTGTAATGTTCTTAGAAAATGCTGACCTGCTCTAACTTTATCTTTTTCTGGAATATACTCTTGTAAAGTCTTCCAAGTTTCAACTACTATATCTGTAGTAAATGATGTATCTTCCGCCATAGTTTTTACTCCGATGCTATGTTTTCTTCTTCTTGAGTTTCCTCAACCATACTTATATTATCATCTTGAGGTTTACTAACACCAGAAACTATATCATCCATAACTACTTGTAATCGTTCACCAGTCCATTGCTTACGAAATTCTTTAATTTCTTCGCCTGCTAGTGTTGTGTACTTGAGCTTGTTTCCATCTTTAACAACAACGCCATTCTTTTCAAACATTTCAAGTAATCCACTATATGGATTCATTCCTGTTTCGTAAGGAATCTTAACTTGAACTGCTTCAAAAGGTTTACTGTAACGTGTTTTCATTACTTTACAACCTGCTCTAATACCTCTAACATCACTAATTTTATTACCATCTTCATCTTCTTTTAGTTTCAATTTTTTCATTGCTACTACAATACTTGAAGCATAGATAAATCCTTGACCGCCTGATATTTTATCATCTGGGTCAAACATATCTTGTGAAGCATAAGTGTGATTAGTACATACCATACCAACATTATAAGCACCAATCATATTAACTGTGTTACGAACTAATGCTGTTAAGGCCTTAGGTTTACGACCCATGTCACCTTTCATGTTACCTGCTTCAAACTGATCTACGTCAGTTGGCGTTAATAACATACCCAATGAATCAATTACAAATAAAACTTTAGGGCGTTCTTCAGCCTCCATAGCTTTGTAATCTTTCATAAATGTTGAAATAGTTTTTGCTACATCATCAATCATACTCATTGATAATTTTAAAAGTTTGCTAGGATCTGTACTTACACCTAGTGCTTGTAGCCATGTTTCATCTAAAGCATTTTCTGAATCAATTAATACTACAAAAATATCTTGTTCTTGGGCGTGTTTTACAATGTTTCCTGCCGCGAAATAACTTTTACCTGCTCCTGATTCACCAGCAAATACAGTTACTTTTCCTAGTGGTACACCTTTATTAAAGTCGCCACTAATTAGGTAATTCAAACAATGATTACCTGTGCTGATCCAATCTGTTGGATCATGAAAGCCAACACTCAATCCATCGATTGATTTTGTTATATCTTTCCTAAATTTACTTACGTCGAATGGTTTTGCCATAATTTACCTTCCTTGATTTAAAAAGTGTAACAGGCCGAAACCTGTTACACCGTTCTTACTAATATTACTTCTGTTGTCTGTCTCGGATCATAGCAAGAATATCATCTGCTCTTTTTGCCGAAGTACTTTCAACAGGTTGTGCTGGAGCCGTTTCAGTTTGAATCGGTTCAGCGGTTGGTGTTGGTGCTGGAGCAACAGTTTCAGTTGTAGTTTCAGCAACAGGCTGTGACACAGCCGGAGCGGGAGACGGTGTTGCTGTAGTTGTTGAAGTTGTTGAAGTTGTTGTTCCTTTTGGAGCACTTACACCAGCCGGACGATAATAAGCACCATATTTCTCAGTATCGTAAGGCTTACCATCAACTGACTCTTCAAACATTTGTTTGATTATGTTGAGTTCAGCTTCTGAAGGTTTCTTAGGTAAGAAATCATTTAAAGTATACAAACCATGTGACTCAATAGCCGACTGCTCTGCTTCACTTAATGAACTTTCTTTTCTAGCCCATTTTGAAGTTGAATAATCAGCATATCCACCTTTGGTTGTTTTAGTTACACGAAAATCTAAACCAGCTGTAGAATCAGTTGGTAGTTCTTCCATTTCTGGATCCATCAAACTTGCTTTAATAATATTAAACAGTTGTGGTCCCATAATAAATCTACGAATTGGATTCTCTGGAGTAGTTTCTTCAGTTAGAGGATTCTCTCTAACAAATCCTTGGAAAACGTATGAACGCTTCTTCCAATATTTACGACCCATGTCTTCTAGTGAGCTGTCTTTAAACCAAGGTCTAACCTCAGATAAAATTGGACATGAACCTACTGGTTCCCACATTTCCATACAAGGTACTTGTACAGTTACAGGCTTACTATCAACTTGACCTTTAATACCTTGGAAAGGTAATCTAATCATTTGACGTTCTGCCCAGAAAAATGTATTACTAGAGTCTCCGTCAGGGAGAAATCTTAGTGTAGTACTCTCGTTTTCTTGGATATTCCAGTGTGGGAAAATGGCGTTGTCGCCACCTGTGTTACTGCCTGATTGGCGTGTTTCTTGAGCTTGTAACCTAGCTCGTATTTCAGCTAATGATGCCATAATATATGCCTCCTATGTGCCTTTGTTTATTTGCCTTGATAAACGTAATTCCAATTACGCTTAACATTTATATTTATCAATAATCTTTATAATCATTAATAATATTGGCTCTCTCATTTAACTTTTACATTATATAACAGAACCGTTACTGAAGTCAAGTCTTTTTATAAACTTTTTCTCCATTCCGAGTATATTCGATCGCTCTTGGCGTCCCATTTACACTCTAGTACTTCACAGCCGTACTTCTTAGCCCATTCATAGTTAATATCAAACGTCCAAGGAAAGAACTGTATCTCCTCTACACCTTTCCAAGGATGATCACCTAATCCTGGATTTTGTCGCCAGTATAGTATACCACCTGGCTTTACAAGACTGACTGCTTTTTCAACTTGTGGTTCAACATCTTCTGCTGTTCCAAAGTTCAAACTACCTAAAACAAATGCTATGTCCCATTGTTTACCATTTGCTTCAAACTCTTCAATGCTAACTACTTCGTCTGCTTTATCATTAGCAGGATCAAATCCGTATAGTTGATCTCCTAACTTTTCTTTAAATTTATTAAACCCACACCCAATATCAATTACTGTATCCGTAGGTCCTACTTTGTCCAACAACGCCCACCCACTATATTCATAATGCTTGTAGTTTGGTTTCCAGTTATTGCCAAAGTATTTGTTTACTGTTGCTTTATCCACTTTATTTCCCTCCTGATCTCTTTTCTAATGATCCTACTCTGGTGTAAACAGTTTAATATCATCAAGGATCTTAGTATATAACTTTTTTTGATTTTTACCATATATTTTTATAGTTTTAACAAACTCGTCAGCGTCTACTTCTAGATCTAAGTCATTACCTAAGTTAGCTATGAAATTTCTTTGCCATTCCTCAATAAACCAATAATTGTAGTTAAAAGTGATATCAACATCTACTTCATTTATACGTTCTATATATTCAGCATAGTTAGGTGAATTATCATGACTTAAAACATCTGGTCTATTTTCAAGAGGATCTATAAGAAACTCAGATAGATACCAGTACTGTTTTTTTAATTGTATTTTTTTGTGTTCTATATCAGAATCATCATTATAAAGATTTTTCATTCTACTATTAACTAAACACCAAAATAATTCTCCTGTTGTTTTAGGAGTTATTGACACAATATAATCTGTTTCTTTTTTTGTATGTTCCCAAGGCTCATGAGGTCCAAATAGAGAACCATCTACTTGTATTTTATCACCAGGCGGTAAAGTCAGCCACTCTGGCGTATATCTCCATCTATTAGTTCCTTGTTCATGTGGTACAAATCTATATTGAGCAACATTGTCTTTCAAACCTTTTGATATAGCATAGGTTAAAAATTGGCCACCAGATCCAACAGGATATACTAATCTAAGATTAGTTTTATTCATGCTCTCCTCCAGGATCACCTTTGTCAAGCTGTACTTTATAAGGATTCCCTTGTTCGTCTCTATAGATTACATAGTCCCTTGATCTACCATATGAATGATAAGATCCAAATAGCCAAGGTTTACGTTTTGATGTTTCAAACGTTGCTACTGTAATAGCAATCGCTCCTAGTAATAATGTATGTAACATCATACTGAATACGCCGGCCCACATACTACCTACAATAATAGCAAACACAATACACCACATCCAGGCTAGTATTTGCATAATCATATGTCGTGTGCTAAAGTCTGGAATATTACTTAATGGATTCTTTTCATGATCCATTACTACGTTCCAACAGTTATATACCCATTGTCTCACACTTCACCTATCCAAACATCTTTTTCAAATATAAAATCAGCATCTATATTAAATTCATTTCTAAGCCATTCTCTTCCCGGCTGTCGTAAAGACACATTGTTCTTATAACAAAAGTCTAGTATTGCTTTATTTTGTTCTGTAATTTGATGATTCATTGTAGCATTATCTTTATACCACTTGTAGCTCGGCCAACTAATATCCCAACCTCCTGCTTCGTGCCACCATTTATAACATTCGTCATCGGGTCTATAACACATTACAATTTTGCTTTCTGGGAAAGTTTCTTTAATCTCATTTAGATAATAAGCAAAGTTATGACTTAATATTAACTTAATATCATCTTCCTTACCAGAATAACTTTTTGCTATTTCTTCTTTCCATAAGCTACTTGATCCGAACTCTTTATCTAACCATTGTCCGTTAAGCATTCCAGGACCGTAGTAGTTTCCTATGTGTCCACTATACTTGTGATGTGTGTATGTTTTCTCAGGTACTAAATCTGTGTTGTCTACGTTAGTGCCGTGGTCTCTAATATGTTGACTTACTCCGCTCCAGCGACTCCCTGGCGCTCCTGTAAAAAATATCCAATTCTTCATGTGTATACGCTTCCTATTATAAAGTAATCAACAACAAATGTCAACTCAGCACCTAAAAATACTGCTATCCAATAATTGCCAATCCAATTCCATAACTGTTTTATGACCCACCATGCCATTAAAACTCTTATAGAGTATAACACATCAGCCACTATGATGTCAAGCCATAAAAAAGAATCTGCTTCAAAATAGTTGTAAAATAAAATATTGTCAGCCAAAAAACTTAATTGGGCCATAAAGAATACTGCCCAATAGTAAGTCATATATCTGTTTAAGACCTTAACTATTGGTCCAGAAACAACCAATCTGTAGAGTACATAAATTATATTAGTAGCAAGTAGTTCTATCATATCTTGCCATCTTTTCTCATTTGAGATCTAATTTGAGTTGCTGATATTTTTTGAGTTTCTTCATCTAAA